ATCCGTAGAAAGTTTGATCTGACGGATATGGCATGAACATTGGTTGATCTTTTTTGTACTCGGTAGCTGTTGTGTTACCTGCCCATAAGATCATGTTCTGAAAATGTGGGTTAGCCATATTGCCTCCTTGGTTGTATAGCCCTCGTCATGCAGTCTCTATACACGTCTGCCTAGCCAGTGTGCACGACTAAATTTATCTAGGATACTTAATTGTAGTATAAATAAAAAAAGGCGCTCTTACAAGCGCCCTTTTCTCTTGGAAAGATCAAGAAGTTTTATGAACCTTGTGATCCGTATACACATCTAGGATCTGAAAATCCAAAGCTGTATCTTTCACGTGCTTTGTATCTCATGTTTCCTGTATCAAAGTCACCTTCCATACCAGTAGTAAGTGGTGCTCTAACAAAGTGTTTGAATCCGTTAGGAGCATCAGTTTTAATAAAGTATGCATCAGTATCGTTTAGGTAGTGGTTTACTACGTAACCATCTGGTAACATACCCATGTTTCTGAGTGCGTTGATATCATTGTCAGATGTACCGACTCTAAGGGTAGAATTTAATATTCTATCAGCTACAAATTGAATGTTTACTGGGATAATTAATTTTCTTCCCTGCATTGCAATTTTTAGTCCTCTTTCATCAATAAAACCTGCAATATCAATCATTGCTTGCTCTAATGAGGTTTCGTTTAAATCTGCGTCTGTTGAACTTCTGTTTGAGAAGTTGCCACCTAAAGCAGTTGGATGTGCAGTGTTTACTAATGAAACACCATCGCCACCTGCAGTAGTGAACGCATTATTTAAGATGTTAGCAGCCTTGACTTGCTTAGTGTAAGCCATGGATCTTGCTAGTGATCTTGTGTAACGAGCAGATAAAGTGTCATACAAATTATCTTCGACAGCTTCCTCAGTTAAACTGAATGCAAGTGCAACAGTTTCGTGAGTATATCTAGCTGTAAAGCTCTCAGTCGCTGTATCAAATTGTACAGCAGCACCTTCTTGCTTTACTGCAGCTTCGCCGAAGCCCATAAGCATTACTTCTTCTTCAAATGCTCTATCGCTTGTTTCTTGGTCAAAGATCTCAGCATGTTCATTCTCATAACGAGAATATTCCATACCGAACAGGGCGTTTAAGCCAGGTTCCAGTTCTTTGGCCAGTTGTGCTCTATTAATAGCCATAGTCTAGTCCTCCTTATACGCCTGCTGTTCCAGTGTGAGATCCTAATTGGTGATTATTGATCTTCACAACTATGACACTGTTATTAGCAGTAGCATCGTTGCTTGGAACGTCATAAAAATCAATTAGTCTGACCTGTAACGCAGCAGTTGTGTTTTTTGTGCTTGAATCAATTTCAACACCAGACATACCTGTTGAGGTACTTCCAGCGCCAAAAACTAAATCAGCATTTAAGTTTAGGTCTGCCGCCACAAGATTAGAACCATCTGAATCTTGTTGTGCTATGAACAGTTGATCTGGATCATCTGCTACAAAAGCAATCGCATCTCCTGGAGATAACGATGCAGGAAAGTGATTTCTGAACGTCGGTTTGCTTGTAGTTGGATCTGTATAGAAACAACCCATAAATACACCACATGATGCATCACCTGCAGTAGCTACTTCAACTGTTCCGTCATTTTTGTATTTGACGGGGTCGCCAGTGAAGATCGCAGTACCTTGGTTATCAGCAATAGAGTATTTAGTAGTTCCAGTTGTTCCGCCAGGGGCTGAACCTACTTTAGCAATTGGACGTAAACCGAAAGCGGCATCTATATTAGCCATATCAGTCTCCTTTTACTTATTTAGAGACATTAATCTAACCATTAGACTTCTTGCCCCCAAATGTTACTCTGCTTTGCCTTTCTTGATGAATAGGCATTGCGGGGTGCTCTTCCTTATGTAAATCGTTTTCTACCGATTGTGTTTGTTCTACAGTTTTTCCAGCAAAATAGGCATCCCTATCTTCCTTGACTTCTATAGGACATCGCATCAGTATTAAACCTCCAACTCCGATGACACCTTTCCACTTACCATCACTAATAGTTGGTAAGTCTATCCTATCGGGATATTCACTAGCCATAACTGGTTCATAACCGCTTCGTAGTCTACCCATGACGTTTTTATCGTCTTGTTCACCACGATATTCAGCTCTGATCCACCTATGGTGAAAACCTTCAGGTGGCTCGGGTGCATCTAAATTGGATGGAGGTACCCATCCTCTAGGTCGAGCTTTTTTATCTCGGGTCTCGAGCTTGCGTGAGGTTTTGTTTATTTTAGTTTCAGTCATTTACGCCTCCTTCACGTGTTTTGCGTACTCTTCAAGTGGCACACCAAGTTTTTTTGCAATAGCTACCTGTGAGGGTGTGAGTTTCACAGTGCGGCGTCCAGATTTTGTCGATCTATTAGCAGAGGCAACCGTCTGAACAACACGATTGCTCTTGTTTGAATCCTCAAACTTTTGAGGAAAATTGTTACGCATTTGTGCGTCTAAACTCTTATAATATTCTTCTGAGTTAGGATCAAGTCCTTCTTGCTCAATAAGTCTTTTGTGTATACCAAATGCTGCATAAGTCATTACTTCATCCTTACCAAACCACTCGTTGTCCTCTGCCCATTGTTCTGCTCTAGGATCAGGTTTTTTGTACTCTGGTTTTTCAGGAGCCTTAATTTCTTCTTTAGTTTCTGCACCTTTTTCAAGCAACTTCTCAGCTTCTTTTAATCTTTGTTGGTCAATTGCAATTTGTGCTAATTGCTCCTGAGCTTTTACTACTGCATCATTATCTTTTGCATTTAATGCCTTTTTTAAATTATCTTTGATTACATCTGCTTGAGTATTTACTCTTTCCTTAAATTCTGCAGTGTAACCTGTATCAAGTTCTTTTACTTTTTTCTCAAAATCTTCGTTTTGCTTTTTAATTTTTTCAGCGTATTCAATTGCAGCTTGTTCTCTTCTCTCTGCCTCACGCATTTTTTTCGTAAGTTTATCTATTCTTCTTTTTACAGATACAGAATAATCATCTAGTTCGTCTTCAGATTTATTATCCTTTTCTGATTCTTGAACCTCAACTGCTGGAGAATCTGATACCTCTTCTTCTTTTTTTTCTTCTTTTAATTCTATCTCAACAGATTCGCCTGAAGTATCAATTGGCACCATCTTGTCTTGATCTGATTGTGTAGTTGTTTGCATGGTCTTCTCCACGTTACATTATGTTTGCTGGCAGTATATCTCTAGGATCATCAACAACTGCCAAAATTTCATCATCATTGATAATCCTTAACTCACCACCGTCAATACGAATACGTGATCCTGCATATCTAGTGATAAGAACCCAATCACCCTCTTTACACCAAGGGCCAGTTGGAAATTTTTCTTTGTCTTCGTAACACTCTGGTCCTGTTTTTAAAACTTTACAAATATTTGTGGTAACTTGTGATTGTTCTACTGTTTCATCAGTAAGGATTAAGCCACCTTTAGTTTTACTTTCAAGTTTAAGTGGAAATAAAACTATTCTCCATCCAACAGGATTTGGAACTTTTTCTAGTTCATCTTTCTTTTTTTCTGCTTGCGCACCATCCCATACATGTTTTGGTACAATAAGTTTTGGTTTAGTCATTTTCTAGCTCCGTTTTCTTAAGCAGGTCCGTGAGTTCCTGTTCTTCTTGTTTAAGTGCCGCTAATTTACCTGTTAAGTATTTATAGTCCGCCCAGTCTTTAGCAAGCCCATTTAGTATAGACTCTTCTACTTGCTGTTGTCTAGCAATTAAATCTTTTTTATATGCTGTAAAGAAATTTTCTAACCGCATGATTTCATAAGGTCAGCTAATTTTTTGCAGCGATTTGGAGTTTGTTTATTCCATCTTGAGTCAAGCATTTCATAACTTGCACCTATAAAATTAGCTTCCTGCAGGCATTTCCACATGTTTTTAAACTTAGACACGCCTGATTGTCCAAGTTGAAAGCACATCTCCGATAAGACATGTTGAACTGTTTCTGGTAAATCATCTATACCATTTTGAGTCATTAATTGTTTTGCTTGAGCTATTGCTCTACTTAAATCTTTATCAAATACCGTTTGTAATTCTTCTTCGGTGTATTCTTTATCAGCAACAAAATTATCTGCTGCGACAACCTTATGACCCCACCCAATGGTATCGAATCCTTCGGTATCTTGATATATTTTGTTTCTAAAACCTTCACTTAATTTTACTGATTTAGATAATTCTTCGTAACTCATTTACCCTTTATAACTTTCTTTACTTTTGTTTTTTTCATTTTTTTTTAAACATACCTATAGCACTAGATCCCGCCTTAATGCCGAAGCTCGCAGAAATCGCAATGTATAATAAATTATGATAATACGAAGGCAAATCCTGAAGTGCTAGGAAGCCTTTATGAACGTGATCTTGTAAAGGCGTGAAGACTAAAACGGCTGGAAGTAATAGAACAATAAGTGCTACCTCATCTTTCCAGCTTCCTTTCATTTGGTCAACTGCACTTTGCTCCCATGCAACTTTACCAGCGATCTGATCTTCTTTAAGTTTCTGCGTTGCTTTAATAGTTGTAAGTTTTAATTCTTGTTTTGCTTTTTTAGTTTCTACAAAACCCTTGACGCCATCTGCGACGACGCCAAGTAAGGGCTTTGCTAATAATTGCCAAACCATTAAGTTAGATTGCTCCTATGATTACGATTACGATGATAGCTACTATAGCAGCTTTTATCCAATCCTTCATTTTCCAGTCAGACCATTCTTTTAAATGATCGACTAAGTCTCTTAGTAAGTTCATAGAACCTCCTTTTTTCTAAAAGGTTTTATTACTTTACACCCTTAAAAGCAACTTTTTTGATTTGAACGTTGCTTGTCTGCCCTTTTGGACCAGCACCTTTGTTTTGTTTTTCAACAAAAGGTGAGTACACAATAGCTGCATCGGATGAAACTTTCAAATTAGGAAAAGGGTTTTTTTGCTTAACCACTTCTACTTTTGTTTTTTTAAAATTCATTAGTAACCTCTCTTTGCAATGCCAAAACCACGAATGGCAATTCTTTTCTTTATAGCAGATTTCTTTTTCACCTCGCCACCTTTTTTATATTTGCTAGCTAAATTTTTGTCTATTTTTTGTTGAACTTCTTCTGGTAGTTTAGAAAAACCTTTGAATTTGTTTGGAACTTCTCCATCAGTTTTTGCATCACCACCCTCGTTAAATTTTTTTACAACTCCGCCATCTTTTTTACCCATTGGATTAGCTTTATTTTTAGCTCTTATTCTTCTTAATTTTTCAGCAAGCATGATTGCTTTATCTTGATCGGACATTGTTTTTTTAGGATTTTCTTGATCAAATTCCATGGCAAAAACTCTGCTTACCATTTCAGCTATATCATCAAATGAGGTTTTTTCCATTGCCTTACTGACAGCATCAGGATCTGCCATGTTTAGCAGTTTAATTTCTGCTTTATTTAAGTTACCTTTAATTTTGCTTAAATCCGTTTTTTCATTCATGACTAATGTATAGTAGGTTTTAGTAGATTTAGCAAGTCCCTAGAGTTGTGATTCATAATTTCATCATATTCTTTCTCTGAAAGGTTATCATGATAAAGCATTTTAGCTACTGCCATCATGGCACCTGCTAAAAGCACATGATCTTCAGACGAATTAGTGTTTTTATCCGCCATTTGCATCAAAGAATTAAAATAATTGCTTATTTTTTCTGTTGGAGTCATCATAATATA